GGTAATAGTTTCCAAGCAGAAGAAGGTTGTAATGATGACCTTGCTATGTGTTTAGTTATTTTTGGATGGATGGCCATGCAAGAATACTTTAAGGAGATGAATGATAATGATGTAAGACAAAGAATATATGATGACCAACGAGACTCTATTGAACAGGATATGGCTCCGTTTGGATTTGTTAATGATGGGTTAGAAGATGATCATATAATAGATGCACAAGGAGAGAGATGGGAAATTGCGGAGTACGGAGATATACAGCACATGTTAGACTTTAGGTAAGGATTGAAAAATATAAATAATCCTAGTCAAAGGCAGACAGTAATCTAGGAGTATTATAAACATGGCAGCCAATCAACTATCGCCAGGTGTAGTCGTTCAGGAAAGGGATCTGACAACTATTACCACTTTGTCCACAGCAAACGTAGGGGTGTTGGCGGCTCCATTCGAGCTTGGACCTGTTGAGGAAATAATAGATATATCGAGTGAAAGAGGACTCGTAGAAAGGTTTGGAAAACCAAATGATAACAACTATGAGTATTGGTTTACTGCTGCTCAGTACTTAGCATATGGTGGTGTACTTAAAACCATTCGTGTTAATTCAACTTCATTAAAGAATGCTGTTGATAGTGGTACTGCTCCGCTAATTAAGAATTTACAAGACTACGAATCTAACTACGAGTCAGCAAATAATAACTGGACATGGGCTTCAAGAACTGCTGGTGCTAAAGGTAATTCAATTGGTATATTTGTAACAGACGCTGGTGCTGATCAAATTGCTGTAATTCCTGCTCCTGGATCAGGTAACGAGTATGAATTCGTTGCTGATGCTGCTGTATCCGCAACATCAGGTGCTGCAGGTAAAGTATTTAAGTATAGTATAGTTCTAACAGTAACAACAGTTGTTGGTGACTTCACTCCTGGTGTTGCTACTACAATTGGTATTGGAGGATCTAACGAATCAGTAAATGTTCTTTCATGGGATCCTGCTAACAAGAAACTTGAAGTTGACCTTCCAAGTGGTTCTGTTACTGGTATTATTGCTGCTGCTCAGACAGTAACACAAGGAGCTAATACTTGCGTTATTGCATCTGGTGGTATTGAGCGTCGTCTATACATCGCTTTAGATAAAGGTAAGATTGCATTTGCTGCTGCTGATAGCGTTGCTGATACAAACTCAACTGCTGTTGCAATAACTTCAGTTCGTGGTGAGTATGCAGAACGTGAATATCTACCTGGTGTTAAATGGATCAACGTTGCTCCACGTCCAGAAACTTCACTATATGCTAATGCTGCTGGTGGTCATCGTGACGAACTACACGTTCTTTTAGTTGACGTTGATGGTGGTATTACTGGTACTGCTGGTGCTGTTCTAGAAAGATTCCTTAATGTTTCTAAAGCAACAGATGCTAAGACTTCCGTTGGTGAAACTAACTACTACCCTGAAGTAATTAAGCAACGTTCTGCTTATATCTACTGGGGTGAGCATGAGACTACAGTCTTTAATGCAACTGCAACTGGATCAGATGGTAACTGGGGACAAACCGCATCTTCTCGTCAGTTCAACCTACTACGCTCTGCTGCTGGTACTACTGATTATCCTGCAGGTCGTGTAACACTTGGATCTGATAACAACGCAACATTCTACTACAGACTTGCTAGTGGTGCTGACTATGCATCATCTGGTGGTAACTACACAATTACTAACGCAGATCTAGCAACTGCATATGGTTTAGTTTCTGACCCAGAATCACAAACAATCGACTATATTCTTACTGGTCCTTCT